TGAAGAGGCTTGTTGTTGTTGTGCCATTTGTAATGCATACTGATAACGTTGCATGTGAGTCTGTAAATAAGTGCTGGTGTAAAAATCAGCAACTGTTTGTTGAGGTTTTGGATCAGCCATTATTGTCCTCCTCCTGAAGTTGTATTCGTAGTAGGTGTCCCAGGTGCTACCTGAACTCCTGTCTGAAGATTAGTTCCATAATAGTTTGGAGGACTGAAACCACCATAACCAGGCCCATAATAACCAGGTGATGGATACATTGATTGTCCAGGTTGCATTGTCGTAAATGATTGTTGTTGTGGTGTTGGATAAACTGGGAACTGATAACCATACATTGCAGCAGCTGATTGTAGTTGTGCTGCTGAATACTGTCCTTTGTTTGCTCCCAACATTTCTTCTGCCATAACGATTTGTCCAGCCAATGCACCAGCATCTTGAACACCACCACCTATCATACCGAATAGTGCTTGTTCTCTTGCTCTTGCTCTTTGTTCATCAGCCATTTCTAACTGGAATAGTTCGTCGATTTGTGCTTGTTCTTTTTGAATGTCTAACATTTGAACTTGTCGGCCTGCTTCTGCTTGTGCGCGTTGTGCTTGTTCTTCAGATGCTCTTATTCGTCTTAGTTGTTCTCCCGAATCTTGAGACATAGCTTGTAATGCTTGTGATTGTGCCATCTGTTCGGATGCTAATGCTCTTTGTGGATTCATAAAAGCAGAAACATAAGCTTGTTTTTCTGCACCTGTAAGTCCTAATGCATCAGCTTCTTGAAGTCTTTGAAGTTCGTTGATTCTATCTGTAACAACTTCACTGGGTCTTAGTGCTCGATAGTCACCAATACCTTTTACTACTCCACCTGCGAGTTTTGCTCCTCCAAGTGCGAGAGCTGCTATTGTCAATGGTTCCATACATTATCTCCTATTTATTGCTTATTATTTTTCCTAAACTGTCACGTATCTATAGTAAGCATACACATTTACTTGGTAAAAAAATACAGGAACAGATCTTTCAGTTGTTGATGATACCAAAGAATAACTATGACTACCAGCTGGATGATAACCAGAAAAGATTCCATAAAATGGTCTTCGTCTTTCTGCTCCATAAATACCACCACTATTTGATGCTGTGCTATTTACACCAAACTCTGATTCTGTCATTTGAAATGAAAGTGTTGTTGCTTTACTTGCTATTTCACTTGTTTTCTGTAGTGCAAATGTTGTTGTTCCACCATTCAAACCTACTTCTGAAATGTTAGTTCCGTTGTATGGTCTGGGATACGCTGTTATGTGAATAAAGACGTCTGCATCTTCTTCAAGGTAGAAATCAATACCTGTGCCTGAAACAGTTCCATCACCAATGATGTTTGCTGCATAACCACCTGCATTATTGATTCCAAGTGTGCCTTGATTTACACCAGTTGCAAACTCATAACGATTATTTGTTGCAAAGTATTCACCTTTCATTACATGTTTCAAACCAAAATAGTTTCCAAAAGCTGTTGGATCAATGTCTATTGCTGAAACACCACCATTGACATAACTTTGCAATACATCAATGTTTTGTTCTACTTGAGAACCATTTATTTTAGTTCCAGCTGAAAATGAGTTTGGTGCTGTGTATGCCATTATCTTCTCCCCGATTGTGGATTTATTATTTCTACTTCGACTGATGCTCTTTCTAATACTACTGAAACATCAACGCCATTTTGAACTGTTCCAGATAAAGCACCAGTAGGATCTGTTCTTTCACTTTCTAAAAACTGTCCATTAGCATTGACACGATAAGGACCACTAATAAACATTTGAACACCATACAGAGTTTTTCCTCCACCTGCTGCAACATTTACTTCAAATGTATGTTGGCCACTAATCATCATTGCAGGTCCTGCTGATTGGTATTCTTGAATGTTGAAATCATAAGTTGCATAAGTTGCAAATCTACCACCACCACTTGCTGTTTCTGTTGATGTTACAAAATGCATTGGAACAACAGAACAATGATCAAATCTTCTTGCGTCATAATCAAACTGAACATCTGAAAATGCAGGTGTTAGAACTTGTGGATCATAATAATCACCATCACCAAAGTCACTATAAAATCCAGATCGATCAGCAGATTTGAAATCTTGATCAGCCAAAGCACTACTAACAGTGTTGAACTTAGGATAGATTAGATAATAGTATTCACCTATTCCAATACCTGCTGTTGCATCATCAGCTAACTGAGACATGTATTGTCCTGGTGATGTTCGACTTACCAATCCATTATGATAGATGTCCCATACATTTACATTCCATTGGACTTGTATCATTTGATGCTGTTTCAATGGAATACCTGTTGTGCTATTGATTTGCATCTTTGTGCCGACATTAGCGGCAGTATTGTATGTAAATGTATTATCATGATTGATTGGGTATTCCATAACAGCATTGATTGAACCTGTCTGACTGTAATGTTGTCCTGCTGGTGTCCCTGGTATTGTGTATGCGTTGTAAATCCAACCGTTGTATGTTGCTGGTGCTGTATTTATTGATGCATAAGCTGTATTGTCTTGTCGATCAACGTATCTGACGTGTGGATTATCAGCAAGATTTACCATGTCAAGGCCTTGTATTCTTACATTCTCACCGTCTATTCTTTGCGTAGATCCATTGATTGCATTATTATTTGCATTCGCTTCGTTTGCATCTGTTGTTTGATTGGCTGGGTAAAAGTTTGTTAGTATTATTCTGCTCATTATCTTCTCCTGTTATGAACTGATAGTTGTCCGCCCCAGTAGTTTAGCACAACAGATTTATTTACATTATCATCACCTTCTTCTATTGGTGGGATTTTACAATAGACACGAAACTCATGAGTTCCTTTGCTGACAGGAACTTGAACAAACATTTGTGTTGAATGAAAAGCAGGAAAGATTTCTGATGTTCTACTTATTTCGACACCATCAACTTCTATTTTGAACTGTCTTGTTTTTCTTGCAACAACATCTGTTGTGCCTTTCTTGTAGTAATGATAGTATTTAGGGACAAAACTATTTATGTGAAACCTGATAATAGCCATACCTTCTTCGCAATCCATGTTTAGTGTATCACCTATAGCAAACCAAAAACCACCATTTTGTATTGGAGTATTTTCGTATCTCAATCCTTTCAGTGTATTACCTCTTGGATTTACTGTTCCACCTGAGAAGTTTGCATCAGCTTGGATACCATAATCATCGATTGCATTGATGTTATTTACCATTCCCCAGCGACCTATTGATTTATCTTCAAAATCATCAAATGTAATACTATTGACAGGTATGTTATCTCTATCAAAACCACCATTTATTACTGAAACATACTGATTGTAGTTCTTGTCGTATTCTCTACTATTTACGATCATTGAACCAGTAATGCTATTGTATCGCCATCTGTAACTCATTATGCGTTCCTTCCTCTGATTGTTTCTGTTCCATTTGCTGTGTATTCTACTGCATAACCCATAATAGAAATAGCATCTGTAGATTCCAGCTCAAATGCAAACTCTGAAGCAGATTTCTGATCTACAGCATAACGAACTTGTGTAAGTAATCTGTCTTGCCATTTTGCTGTGCCCCATACCGCTTGACTATCTTCTAAATCAGGATCGACTGGTTCATAGACTGGTTGATAGTAATGATCAGGTCTTTGCATAATAACTGCTTGTCCTGAAGTTCCATTGGACCATTCTCTATCTTTGTAGAATGTCATGATGGGAACTTGATTACCTGTTGTAAGAATGTAGAGATACACATACTTGATTTGTTTCTTTACAAATGGTTGTCCAAAATCTAACCATTGTGTTCTTATTTTACTGGGTGGAGGTGGAGCATCTTTGTAGTTTGGAACTTCACCACTTCCTGCATTGAATGTGCCTGCTCTTCTATTTCTACTGATAACAAATAAACCTTTCATTGTTTGTGTAATGATAGGATCCGGATCATACCATTTACCAAAAATAAGATTTGAGTCTTTATCAGTAGTGATACAACTAACACCGTATTCTTTATTATTTCTAATACTCCAACTGTTTGAATCTAAATGATAGACAAGAACAAGTGTAAGTCTATGAGCATCATCAGCTGCAACATAAAAATGAACTTCACGCCATTGTGATGAGAATACGCCAACTGCTCTTGGTAATGCATCTAATGATAATCTTTCAATGTATTGTTGGATTGGATCTGATAGTTTATTTAGTTGTAAATCTGCTCCACCATCTAAACCACCTGCTATAGAATACACTCCGTCTTGACCTAAAAACATAATCCCTATACCAGGCACGTTGATGATGGTGTGATTTGTTTTAGCCCCTATACCGGTAATAAAAGGCACAAGTTCAAAACCTCCCAGAGCATCACCTCGAACCAAATCGATAGCTTGTTCTCTAAATACTAAAAGAGAGTTGTAATAGACTTCTAATCCTGTAATGTCTCCACCTTCTCTTGTTCCGACCTCAAAGTAGCTTGAATCTCTGAATGTATCAGGTTGATTTGGTTGTGAGTAATAAAGTCTTGTTCCGTCTGAGATACCACCATCAATGAATAAACAGTTTTTGAATGTTGCTGTAAATCTGCCACCATTTGCTGGCATAAGAATAGATTCACTATCAAATGGTGCTAAAGTTCCCAGTTGTGTATCGTCTTTGTAATCAACGTAGAATGTATCTGTGTTATTCTTTATTTCATCCAAAAAGAAAAAATCTGTAGAACCATTAGTCGTTCTGTAAAGTCTTCTGGCGATAACACCAGATGGTCCTATGGGTATTTCCATAGCAGGACATGCACGATTAGAGTATTCATTTGTGCCTTTATCAATGTCTTTTGTTAGCCATTTTACGACAGGTGAAGCTTCACTAATAGGTGATTCAGAACCTGCTTCATTGATAAATGTGCATTTGTATTGGTATTTGTTATTTCCATCAGATCCTGTTAGAAAGCCTACACCTTGAAATACTTGTGATTTGTAGAATGAAGAGCCTCTAAGTTCTAAATCACCTAACTCAAACTCTGATGTAGCTTCAATGTAGTTTAGTGGTCTGACATTTGAGTTGAAGGTGTCAGGTGTTATTACTTCAGGTGCTCCTGGTCTTCTATCCCAGCCTAATGGAAAGATTCTATCGCCACCTCTGTATTTTAGAGGACCATCAACACCATTTGTAATAATGCAGTATCGACCATAAGGTGTGTAGTTTGTGGTTGATTCTTGCATTGTTGGAATGTGTCGATCTGATTGTAATGTTTGTGCAACTTGATTTGCTGCTTGACCTGCTGTTGGAACTAAGTATTTTAGTTTTCCACCTTGCTCGAATAAAAACCATTGTTGTGCCGAGTTATGTCTTTGATAACAATAAACTGAATCAACGGTGTCATTAGAATAAATCTGATTGACACTTGAACCATAGGGCCTTATGGTTTTATGGAAAAACTCTTCATAACCCAGAAAGTTATTCCATGTTTTTGTATGAGCATCGTATGTAAAGTTTTCCAATAACTGTGTTGATTCAGCAGGTGCTGGAATACGCTCATCGATACCAAGTATTGGTTTTATTTCTATCTTGCCTGGTGTTTTCATTATGCGTCCGGTAGTTTTGTTAGTGTCTGATAAGGCTTGACTCTAAGCGGTCCGGAAATGTAGTTTTCTTTGATGTAATAAGCACTTCGTTGAGTCAAATACTTATTGTCTATTTTCAATAACTCTTTCTCTGCCTTTCTATCGTAATGATCAGCCATGTCAGGATTGTTATGTTTCATAAATACTTCAGAACATACACGATAAACAATGTAACGATGTGTATCATCTGGACATGCTGGCTTATCATAATCATCTGATAAACCATGTGGTGTGTAGATGTATCTGACTTCCATAGGAGTAGTAGAACCAGGTCTTGGATAAAGTCTTATTCTCTTCCTATACCCAGCATTCACAGATTGTCTTGCAAATCTGAATAAATCATCAACTCCTGTAACTGCTAAGTTTCCATTTTGTGACCAAGATGTTACAGTTTCATCGTCATCTATTAGCCAAAACGTGTATTGAGAAGCACCTGTATTTGGTGTTACTTTTGTCACATTAGAGCTTAGATCTCTAAAGAATGTTTCTTCATAAGTCGATCCGTCTTTACCTGTAATGGCTTTTAGACGAACATAAAACTTCTTTCTAAGGCCTTGAAAACCTTGTTTGGTTGTATCATTTGTATTGAATCTGGGAATAACTGCTCCAGAGATTGTAGTTTCCCATGCGTCTGATAACTGTGATTCTATTCCACGCCAAACATAAGACATTTTGAACTCATAAGTTCCAGCTGGCCAAGCAGTTCCAGCTGTTGTATCAACTGTAAAATCTTTTCCTGCTCTTGGAACAAACTGATCAATGTCTATTGTATGTTCTGGATAGCCATCATAAACAATGTATTCAGTTGGTGTGCCTTGTAAGTCAAAACGAAGATCTAACTCTTCGTCTCTTCTTCTTGTAAGATTGTAGATTCGACCTAATGCATTCGTTCCGCTTCCAGCTTCTGTTACGTTTCTAATACTTACACCTAAAATGTCATTACAGTCTGCAGGTAGTGTTAGAAATCTTTGTTGAACTGCACCTGAAATACTATTTAGTGATGCTGAAGCCCAATCAACCTGAGGTGTTGAACTTAGTTTTGATACATAAACTCTATTTGTTCCAAAATCGATTTTATCGATAATGTATGTTCCATTGTTTTCGTTAGAATCTGCACCTGTAATAACAATAATACTTCCTTCATGTGCATTTCTAAATCTATTTACGAATCCTACTTCAGTTGCATCTGTTTTATCTAATGCGCTACATTGAATCCAGTTTCTGACTTCTGTTGCTGAAGATGTAATAGTTGCATCTGGACATGTTGCATCTGGCATTGAATAAACATCTACTGTTTTTTGTGCAAACTCATAAGGTCTTGACACAAACCAGTTTCTGTAAGTTTCGTTTATGTATCTTGTAATCTCGTCGCGGTAAGATTGCACATCCGGATCATAATCTAAAATAGATGCGACCATGTTTCTCATTTCTACTAAGTTCATTATTGTCCTCTTGTGCTAAAAAAAACCCTGCCCCAGATGAGGCAGGGCCAACTGTTTCAAGGAGAATCTAAAATGAAAATGTCAAAAATCATTTCAGAAAAAATGCCCTTAGCCCTGGGCGCAAGGCATAAGTAATAATACTTTAGAACTTACGTGTGATAAGCACCAACTTGCTAGCTGCACCAGTAGCTGCTTCACATGCTGTTCCACAGATACCTTTGATGTTAGCACCAGATGCATCAGTAGCAGCGATAGCAACACCAGCAGTATTACTAATGAAGAGTGCATCTCCAATAGCAATGTTTGGTGAAGATCCATCGACCTTTGCGCTAACTAATCCACAGATTTGAACATTGACTTTATCACCAGCTGCTGCAGCACCGCCATCAATAGCAACACCAACAACTGCTTGAGTTCCAGTTCCGTTTCCATCTGCTTCAACAACAAATAATGATTTAGCACCATCTCCAGATTCATCAATGTCTAAAGAAACCCAAGCACCATCGGCAATAGCACCGTTAGCAATGAAAGTTTCTACAACACGACGATTTGAAGGAGTAACACCGTAATCAGCACCTGCTGAATCAAGTTGTTCTAAGTATTGTAGTATGTTATTTGTAGCCATCTTTTCCCCCTATTATTTAGTAAGTAAGCCTTGAGCACCAAGATGCTGAACATACATTTGCATACGAGTTATGATGTTAGCAGATCTTGAAGCGTATCCGGAGATGTGTTCAAAGTCTGACATTTCAAACTGCGCATCGTTATCAAATGCAAGTTTCAAGTAATCAGTGTTCAAGAAATAAGCGCGAATGTCTTTAGCTGCACCAGTAGTGGTTTCAGTTTGGACACCATCTAAGAACGGATCGTAATACATTCTTGCGCCGTGGAACATAAGAGCCAAGCGACCACCATCAAGCTTATCTTCAGCCATGAATCTTTCATTAGAGAATAAAAGGTTCTTGTAAGCTTTGTAAGTATCAGCATTCGAGATGATAAGATTTGGAGATCCACCACCTGGAGTGTAAGCTTGACATTTGATGTAAAGATCAGTCATGTCTGAGATTGACAGAGAAGAAGATTCTTGCCACTGGTTCTGGAAAGTAGTAAATACAGAAGTATCGATACCACCAACAGTTCCAGCCTGAGAACCATAAGCTGCACCACCAAGGAAACCTTGAACTGCACCTGTTCTGTCGTATTTAGTAGTTGCTAAAGTGTTCAAATCACTAAGAACTGAAGAAGTTCCAGCGATAAGTTGCTTTTCAACTTCACGTTGTAACAATCCCATAACTGACTTCAAGCGTGCTTCAGCGATAGAAACGATTGCTCTTGGTCCTTTATTGGAAAGTTCTTCTTTTGCTGTAATAACAACAGGAGCCACGAAGTCACACCAGTTGAAAGAAGCATTACGAAGTGCATCTTTTACTGCGAGATTTACTGGCTCATAGCCGTTAGAGAGTTGTGTAATAGAGCTGTGCTCTGCAAGGATAAGTGGAACATCAAGTTTTTGCCCACCATCATAAGTTTCTACACCGCCCGCCTTGCGCATTTCTTCTAAAAGAGGAACAGCCTTGAAAAGGTTATCTACTTCTTCGTCTAAAAGAATACGGAGGGTCGATGATAATACGTCATTTGAAATCGCCATGATTATTGTCCTCCAATCTTATTATTTGGCATAGTATTTTGTTTTAGTTTGCACCTACAAGTTTTGGGTTGTCCTTTCGGGTCCGTAATAGCTTGTCCTCTTTTCGATGCACTAAGAGGGGCTTTCATAAATAGCATAGTTTTTTTCCTAACTTCCCAACTTTTTTTGTTTTTGTCTTTCAAACCATTCGTAAAGTTCAAATCCTTTCATACCTTTTGGAGGCTTATTTGGACTTACATCTGAACCTTGACTGATTTTTAGACCAACTTCTCTCATTCGAGCTTTTCGTTCTGCATTCTCTTGCTCTAATGCTGTAAGTCGTTCAGTAGATTTTTTACCTTTAGTAATGAAATAAGCATCTTGTAAGCTGAGAGATGGATTGGACTTCAACAGATCTGCTACATCATGTTTCATGTCTTCCAAATCAGGATGATTTGTTTTGAACTCTTGCAGTTTCATTTGTCGCATTTGTAACTCTTGTTGTTGTCTCACAGGCTCAAACATGTCTTGAAGTCGTCTTGCAACTTCTTGTTCTATTCTTGCCTCAAAAGTTTCAGTTCGATAAGGGTCTAACTCTACATCTGGCTCGCTTGCTCTTTCTCTTACTCTTTGAAAGAACTCACCTTCAGTTAGTGCCTTCATCTGTGCCTCTAACTCTTTTCTTTGACTTGCTAACTCTTGAGTTTTTCTTGTGTAGTCTGCTCTCAAGTTTCCTAACAAAGTTTTTGCATCATCTGGTAAGTTGTCAATAACCTGACGATAATCAACTCCTCTACCTTCAGACAACTCGACATCTTGCAAGTCTTCTAAAGCAATGTTCTCTGGCTTTTTCATTTGCTCAAATGTCGCCTTTCTTAGAGCTTCTTCCTGGCGTTTTTGTGCGGTTTCACCAAAGGCTTTCCTGATCTTTGATTCAGGAATGTTATTATCACTATTAGTTTCGTTGTGCAATGTCTCTGTGTTCAACGTCGTATTTTCTGCATTAGCAGTGGCAGTAGCCGTGTTGCTTAGTTCTTCACTCATGTTTCTTCTCCTATCGTTCTTTATGAGTTATTTGATTGCTTACCCTAAACGAGCAGCAAAAAGTTCGTCTTCATCGATTTCTTCTTCACCGTGTTGAGCACCTGGCATCATGCTACCATCAGGCATTCGATGCATAGGTTGTTCCATTTCAACATTTACCTCTACTTCGGTTTCAGATTCATTATTCATTGGTTTTCTGAGGAATGCAATAAAAGATCTGTCTTTAGCACCTGCTTCTATTTTACCGCGTGCCATCATAAGATCTCTATCAGATTTTAGACCTTCAATGTCGATCATGTAATCTTCTATTTTAGCATCTTCTAAAGCTGAGTTGATCATCATAAGACTCTTTACCAAATCAGGTGGAAGAGGTCCTTCAATGTCTTGATCAACTTGTCCAAGTGGATTAGCAGAAAAGTTCTTCAACATTGCATTTATTGCGTTGATAAAACGATTTACACTATCCTTTTTATAGCTACCTGATGGTGAAAACTCAGAGATCTTTTCAGCCTCTGCCATGTCAGCCATCAATGCTTTTTCTTCGTATTGTTTGTTTTCCATGTCTTCTCCTATTTGTCTTGCATGTCTTTTGGAACGAATGTTTTTGCGGCTGCTTGTATTTTGTCACCTCCAGCTGCTTTGAGGTTTTCTGACCATTTATCTGATAACTCATCTTTCTTCTTTAGTCGTTCGTATTGTTCGCCTAAAGCTGTATCGGCTTCTGATTGAGAAACAGATCTGTAACCATTTTGTTCTGCCCATTCATGTTTTGCATACTCATTTTTGAAGTATCTACCAAAGGCTTGACTGTAATGACCATTGACACCATCTACTCCATGTGTATCTAAACTTTTACCTGAAATGTTGAATGACATAGGTTTCCAGATTCTTTCCATTAGATTACCACATCCTTGAGTTATTGGTGTGCAGTCTTTATCATCAAACCAAAACTTTGGTCGTCCCCAATAATCTACATCTCCACAGATTTGATTATTGAACTCATCAGAATGACACATGCCTTCTACTTCATGATCGCATTTCTTACAATAAAAACTGTAAAATCCCATTAGCTTATGCTCCTCGCACCGGGTAAGATGCCTTGTAAGTTAGCAGGTCCGGATGGTGCTGAAACCAATCCACCTGCCTGTTCTGCAGCATCTGGTGCTACACCTTCTGCTGCCAATCTTGCTTTTGATGCAGCAACTTGTTGTTGTTTGATGTTTTCTGCTGCTGCTGTGTTGAAATCTTCTGGTAATCCTAATGCTCTTACCAACTCTGATAAAATAGTATCAGATGGAACACCAAGTTGTTGTAACATTGGAATAGATTGCATAAACTCTCTCTTCTTTACAGATTCTGAAAGTGGTGTTGATGCTTGATCTTGTGCATAAATGTGAAAGTTTTCTTCTAACATCATTGCATTTACTATTTGTGGTTCGCCATCAATCATTACAACTTGTCTTGCATTTTCTTCTTCTACATAAAGTGATAACATACAAAGGTAAGTATCAGCAAGTTGTTCGATCATTGTATCTCTTTCTCTTGCTAATCGTCCTATTTCTGAGGATGTGTAAGCGGCTAATGCTGCTGCTTCTGTTGCACTTGTTCTTGAGCTTTCACCTCGTGTAAATGGTGCCAAGATACTTCCTTTGTCTTTGTCAGATTGAACCTGTTGAACATAAAACTGAAGATCTGGAGGTGTAGGATTTTGAGGCATAGCTTGGATTGCACCTGCTAAGTTTTCCTCATCCACTTCAACAAACAAGCCGTCAATGCCACTTGTGATTTGTGCCATTTGTTCTTCATCTAAAACACCTTTCTTTACAAGGTATTGTCTTGATGCTTTACGGACAGCATTAGCCTGATAGGTTCTAACCATGTTGGTTTCATAAATCTGATCATAAATACGACGCATTGCTGAATAACCATCAAGGGGTTTATCAGGTAGTCGATTGAAATAAAGTGGAACAAGAGGAGTAACTGGATCATCATTAGCATCTCTAAATGGTATTTCTTCAGATAATAAAAACTCCTTACCCTCTTTCCAGTTAGGTGACCAGAAATGCATTAGTTTAGTATGTAAGTCATAAATCTCTACAACTTCAATGTATTTGTAATAGTCAAAGTTCTGATCAGCTATTTCACCCTTTCCATTGTATTCATCAGCTTCGTATTTGTCAAAGTATTCTTGTTTCTGAAT